TTGAATATAGAAACACAAGACCTAAGTCCTATCAAAGCAGACATCGTTGCACTACAAACAAGTGTTGCGGGGATTAATGCAAGTGTAGATATAATCTACGTTGATGTGCAGTCTTTAAAAAATATTAACGATAACCCTTTAGCAAATTAACAAATACAAATCTAAAAATTAGTATTAGTAGAGCCACTAGCAACGCCATTGCAATACCATATAAAGAAGTATAAATACTTTTATTTTCTTCTGGTGTTGCTTGTGGTAGAGGCGTTTCTTCTTCAACTATAGGATCAGATTCATGTAGTTCTTCATCAATCTTATCTACTATTGTTTTTGTAGCATCAACAGGTATTGAAATAATAGTCTTGCTTAAGTCTACTGTTTCATCTATAATAGCATTGCCTACTCTTTTACTAGATTCAATTGTTGTTTCTATTATAGAACAGGAGACAAGAAAAAATATTAAGACTACATTAATCTTTATGAACTCTAGCATCTAATTCTGCTTCTATTTTATTGTGTATCTTTTTAAACTCTACATCGGCTACACGTATTATAGTTTTTAAAGTGGCTAAAGTATAGACAGGAAGTATACCCTTCATCTTATCTATTTCCGCAATCGAACTCTCTGTTATTATTTTACCTGTAGCATCTATAAGAACTTTGTAACTTATTACATTTGCTTCCATATTATATTATTTCACACGCACCAGCAGTACATGCAAGCTCCTTAGTATTTTCAGTCATATCTTCTTTCTCATAATCCATCAGTAAAGACCAATCAACTTTGTTTGTTGTTTTCTTTAACCACTCTTTGTATTCTTTCTTTGTTATCTCTTGGTATGGTGCTTGTTGATACGAGTGATCTGCATATGGTAAGAATGAAACTCCTGATATAGTATCAAAGTTATTCCATACCCATGAGCCTACATCTAACCATTCGTTTTCACGCACCGATATTGTAGCAGAAGGTTTATGTTCGCACCAATGATCTTGATAAACCTTCCATATTTCAAGATGTTCTAAAGCTGTCAAATCTTTTCTAACTAAAGAATCTTTTGGAGATTGTATAGGAAAATAGAATACATAAGTATGTTCTGGTTTTGTTATGTCATCTTCGTGGTATACTCCTTGATCTACCATCAATTGAGCAAGCGGATCTTTCTTATCAGCACGAATAGTTCTTATATAGTATTCACTGTGTCTGGCGTGGATGCCACTAGCGCTATCAACCAATTGACTAACAGTACCGCTTGGTTTAACACAAGTAATAGCTACTGATTGTTTGATTCCTAAGTTAGCTGACCATCCTTCGTTCATTGTAACTGCTGAGTTCTTCAAAGCTTGTAATCTCATAGGTAAGTTTTTATCTGTAGACATTTTCTTGTTGTCCATTATGCCTGTAAGAGATACACCAAGTAATGATTCTTCTTCTGTATTGTTCTTCCAAGCCTTTGTCAAGTATCTAAAGTTAGTTAGTGTTGCTTGAAACGTACCGAGAATTGTAGCTAGTTCTACTTTTTCTTGAAGAGTTTTCCAAGTATCGTTAGGTCTTACGACAACTTCTGTTAGATTGCAGAATTGTTTGTTACGCAAGATGATTTCACTACAAGGATTACAACCAAAGTCTTTGTATTCTTCTCGTCTGCCATTCTTAGCCGCTTGATTCTCTGCCGCTTGACGATTGAAGATACCACGTTCCCCACTTTTAGATTCGTATAGAGATAACCATTCGCGCATGAAAGCTCCCATTTCTGATGAGTCTGTATAAGCTACTGAGTTGTTGGACAACGCTCTGTGTTGACTGTGTTCCCACCAAGAACCTGACTTAGCATTACGCATACGCTCGTCTGAGAGGTTGCTGAGTGAGATCAAAGCTGATCTCCTAACACCACCTACCACAACAACCTCTGCGATCTTACACATCAAATCATGACAGTCAATAGATACTAATTTGTTTTGTCCTTTAGCTACTGCATCGAAAAATATATTAGCAGTGAATTGAAATAGATCAGCTAAAGGTGCAGGACCACTAGCTCTACCGCCAAATGTTTTAAGTCTTGCGCCTTGTGGTCTGATATTACCTAGATCCCATTGTGGTATTTGTCCTGAATAAAGAAGAGACATAAATTCTTTGTAGGCTTTTGCCCAGCCAATCTTTGAGTCAGCAACTTTTATTACAGTATCAGTGTAGTGTATTTCTTCAGGAAGGTCAGGAAGTTTATTAATGTATTGTCGTTCTACGCTGAATCCAACACCTGTACCACACATGAGTATGTAAAGTGTTTCATCGAATGCTCTTGGTGTATCAACAGCAACATAACTACAGTTAAAACCTGCTACATTGTCTCTTTCTAATGCTTTACCTGCTGACATTAAGGCTCTCATACTTGGCATAATATCCAAGTTAAGCACAGCTTGTTCTAACTGTGGTCTCATGTCTGATATATCTGTATCGTTATTCTTCTTTAAGTGTTCTTGCATGAAGTCAAAGTATCTTGAGACTGTCTCTTGCCAAGTCTCTCGTCTGTTAAGTTCTTCATTCCATCTAGCATACCTGCTTAGATGTATGAACTCTTGATATTGTGTGGGTAGTTTAGTTTGTTTCATCTTGTTCTTCCTTTTTAATTACATCATAAACATCTGGATACTGAGCTTTAAATTGTTCAAGTTCTTCAATAGTTTTAGGAATTTTTATTCTTTCATTATATTTTTTAATCTTTTTGTCATAGTGTTTTTTCAAATCTTTATATCTTTTTTCATATTGTTCAGGAGTAAGTTTTGGAGTTAAACTATCTTCTTCTACCATTCCATAAACAGGATTTCCTTTTTCATTAAAACTTTTTACGATAACCATTCCGTCTGAAAAATATACATATTCTTGTCCTTCTTCTTCTACATACATTTCAAAATGGTCTTTCATAAAACTACTCATTTTCTTTTAAAACTCCCATCAATTTTTTCTCGTACCATTCTGCTTTCTCCAAATCCTGTATTCCGTTCTTGTATCTAAATCTCCAGCGATATTTCAAAGAGTTGCCGCGTAAATAGCCTACAAATTCTTCGTGTGTAAGCATAGCTTCTATAGCATCTATACATTCTATATCGCCTTTGTTATAGTGTGGTGGATGGTTAACTAAGTCTTTCATTTCTTCCTCGTTGTAGTAAATCATTTTAGCCATTATTCTTCTCTCCAATTCTTAGGCAAATTATCTTTATGAAACCATCTGAATTTATTTCGTTCTGCCCATTCAGCATGGCTTCGTTTAGTGCCGTCTTTTCTTTTTTTAGCGGCAGGCATCGCCGCATAAGGATCTGAAAATAAAAATACTAACTCGCAATCTTCTGGTAAATATTCTCTAACCCACTTGTATTTGCTATACTCAGGATAATCCCAGAATCTACCTTTAGCTTCTAAGTATATGATTTTATTATCAATTACTTTAATAAAGTCTGGATGATATTTATGTTGTATAGAATACTCCACCAATCCTTTATGGTGTTCCCAATTCTTCAACTCATTTTGATGGAGTTCATACTCCCATCTAGAGTGATATCCTTTAGGTAAATTCTTTTCCTTTGGTCTTTTTACTCTAGGCTTTCTCATTAGATTATTTCTCCTGTTGGATCATAGTTTTTAGAAAGCTTCCAATAAGTTAAAATACTATTAAACATTGCTAAATGTTTTTCATGTGATTCTTTATCCCATATATAACAAGCAATCAAGTCTGTTTGTTTTCTATCTACAAATATAGATACTCGTTCAGGGTTATCAAAGCCTAATCCTTGTGCATAAGCTGAGAGTTGCATCGCATGGCTATCATATACTAATCGTTTAGGATTCTTACCTTCAAGATTATCTTTAGTTTTGAAGTCTACGAAGATTCCTGATTCAGAATAAAGATCTATCATACCACCATAGCCTTCATCAGCGCAGAAAGAATCTTCTGCTATCCATGTTTCATCAGGATAGTATTCATCTAAATAGTTTTTTATTTCTTTATATGGTTTGTTTGTAGAAGTACCAAGAAATCCTTTTTCAATCATGGCGTGTATTTTTGTACCGCGTTCAGCCGCTTCCATGCCAGGTTTCTTAGCATCCTGTTTGCATCTGTAAATAAAAGATCCTTCTGACTCTTCTTCTCCTCTCTCTAATGTAAGCGCAGAATTTAAAGCCTGATTTATTTTCCAGTTCTCTAAAGATGGTTTAGCAATTAGATCCATAATAGTAGTGACAGAAGGAACTAAACCTAAAAGCCTTGCATCTCTTAAGTTAGTATTTCTTTCTTTGCCATTAACACCTATGATAGTGTACATAGGTTCTCCCTCTTGGGTGTACCAATGTCCTGATTCAGATGTATGTTTATTATATACCTGTGATTCTGATTTGTCAATTGTTTTTTTATTCATCTCTATGCTCCACAAATCTAAGCTCTCTAGTTTCAGGATTAAATCCTAAAATTCTAACTCCTAGTTTAACTTGTTTTTTAGTTCTTGAATGAGGAAGATTAGACATGTGTTGATAACCATGTGTTTGTTTCTTAAAAGTTTTAACATCTATTAATTCCATGTCTCCTTTTTTATTCATTGCTATCATATCAACAGGTCCTGTACATCCTGAGTTTTGAAAGACTTCATAACCATGATCCCATAACCATGTGACTGCATAGTATTCAGCAAAGTCTCCTTTCCTTTTTATATTCATTATTTTTTTCTTAATGTGTTTCATCCCATCCATTTCCTATTTTGTATTCACCATCTAAAGGACAGCGAAGATTTAAATATTCTCCTGCTTGTTGAATTGCTTGAACACCTAGTTCACCAAGGCGTGATGCCTCTTCTTCTAAAACTTCTACTTGCCATTCATCATGTACATTGGCAACAAAATTAAAGTTTAATTTTTCTTCTTTAGCAAGAGTGTTTAACATAATTAACGCTACCTTCATTACAATAGCACCCGCACTTTGTAGTAAAGTATTTAGAGCCGCGTGTTGGTGGCGTACAAAAACCTTTCTACCGTCTAATCCTTTAAGATAAGTTCTTTGTGCCGCTTCTTCAACTCTACTTCTAAGAGATTTAAATGATGGGAGATTATTAAGAAACTGTTGTCTAAGTCGCTTACCAGTTGCTCTATTTCCGCCAACCACCTCTCCAAGTTTTGCATCTCCTGCACCGTATAAAAGCGCGTAGACAAAACTTTTTGATTTATCTCTAGATTTAAGTCCTGCAATTTCTTTATTGCGGGTGTGGATGTCTCCATGTATAAGTTCATTTGTATATTCCTTATCGTTCATATAGTGTGCAAGCATTCTTAATTCTAATCCCGAAGCATCTATGCCTACAAGTTTGTATCCTTCAGGTACTGTCCAACAAGCTCTGCATTCTTTACCATACTCACTTTTAATAGAAGGAACCTGTGCCATATTAGGACTACGATGACTCATTCTATTAGTAATAGCACCTATTGAAAAGACTCTACCATGTACGCGCTTGTCTTCTACTACATCAAACCAAGAATTAATTTGCGCTATACGTTTTTGTAATAATAAAAACTCTGCAATCATTCTTGCTTCAGGTATGTGTTTTATTTTATTTAATGTTCCTTCGTCTATAATAGGCTGACCAGTTGGAGTAAACCTATTAGGTTCCCAACCAAAGTCTTTAAGATA